AAATCGAGCATCAGCCAGATCAAGCTCGGCAAGACGTGGTCTCATGTGACGGGCAAGAAGTTTCTCCCAAAGTGAAAAACTGATACTATTTCAATGCGTTGAGCAAAGCTCCGCGCTGCCTGACCTCCCCTTGGCAGCGGCCCTCGTGTCCCCCATCAGGCACGAGGGCCAACTTTTTTCGAGTTATCCACAGGTTTTTGAAATAACTATTGCGTATAAAAAAATATACGCTATGGTCACAAATGTCGGCGATGGGACCGACCAGCACGGAGACACGGAATGACTGACCCTAATCCACGAGTTGTCCAACTACTCATAAATCTGCTTGCGATAACTCTTTTCTCGTTTATCGTATTCGGTCTCGCTTACATCGTCGATGGGTACGCGCAATGACTTCGGTAGACTGGAACTCGCACTACAAAGAGGTGCGCTTGCGACTGCGTGCTGCACCGCAACGCAACATCGTAAAGATCAAGGTTGATGAACCGCCTGCACCAGAGCCAGAGCCTGCACCAGAAGTGGTACATGTCGAACCAGAACCCGCACCGCTTCCACCAATCGTCGCACGGCAATTCACGGAAGCGCATCAGGTTTTACGAGCAGCGAAAATATCTGTGGTTCCACGGTGGAAGGAAATTCTGAGAGAAGTATGCGCAAAGCAAAAGATTCACCCAGAGGCAGTTACTGGCAACTCGCGACAAGCGCCCTTGGTAAAATGTCGCCGCGAAGTGTACTGGCGACTGAGGACAGAGCTGGGAATGAGTCTGTCGCAGATCGGGCTAAAACTGAACAAGGATCACACCAGCGTTCTCTACGGTGTGAACGAATACGCGAAAGCATTGGGGAAACAATGATGGATCACAGAGACGTACTTAAAGAAGCGCAGTCACTCTTATCGCAACGCGGCAACGCATACGGCACAGTGCAAGAGAACCACGACAGGGCTGCTACGATTCTCAGCATTATGACTGGGCGCAACTGCACACCGTATGACGTTGCACTCACTCTGCTTGCAGTGAAACTGTCGCGTCTTGCGCACAGACCAGATCACCACGACTCATGGGTTGACGGAATCAACTACATGGCATTCTGCGCAGAGTTCACCGGCAAGGATGCACCACAAGCGGTGCTCGATCTTGCGGTGAAGAAGGTGCAGGCAAACTTAAACGAAGCACTCAGGGGAGAGAGCAATGGTTGAAGTTAGACCAGACGGGCCAAACGAATATGTCATCCTGAGAGACCATGCGGTCGCGGGATGGGTGCAAATGGCACGCGATAAGAAATACCGCGCACTGACAGTTGATGGGCATCTCACGCATCACTGGACACTCACATCAGCATTAGCAGCCGTCGCAGATGACGCAGAGGACATCGAACTCCATGCTACAGCAACTCAGTAACATCCCCGCATCAGAATACCATTCGTGGGATGCGCTATCAGCGTCAGGTGCAAAGCAATTACTCAGATCGCCAGCACACTATCTCGCAGCAAAAGAGCAACACCGCGAACCAACACCGGCAATGAAATTCGGAACACTGGTTCATGCAATGGTGTTGGAGCCAGAGACAATCGACACCGATTTCGCAGCAATGCCAAAGATTGACCGGCGCTCGTCAGCTGGTAAGCAGCAAGCTGAACTCTTTGCAGCGACGAACGCGGGTAAAACCGTTGTCGATTTCGATGACTTTCAGCGAGCACAGCGTGTCGCAGAAGCAGTGCGAACACATCATCTCTATAAGGAACTCTTAGAAGGCGCGAGCGTCGAGCAATCGTTCACTTGGGAGCAACACGGTGTGCCGTGCAAGGCTCGCATGGACGCGATACAGGGATCGCTTATCGTTGACCTGAAGACCACGCAGGATGCTTCACCTGATGGCTTCGCTAAAAAGATGGATGGATTAAAGTATTACGTTCAGGCTGCGCATTATCTCGATGGGTATATGCACACCACTGACTTCGAAGCCAAAGACTTCATCTTCATCGCAGTCGAGACAGAAGCGCCATACGCTATTGGCGTATACAATCTCGATATGGTCGCGCTTGAAGCGGGGCGGCATAAGATGGCTCTTGCTGCGGAAGCGTACAAGGCAACCAAATCAGCAACTGCGTGGAAGGGTTACTCGCCGCTGATACAGACACTCAGTGTTCCGAGATGGGTGAACCATGAATGAGATCATCGATGAGCTTGAGAAAGCCCGTATCGAGTCTGGCATGAGCACGCGTGAGCTATCAGCGAAAGCAGGGCTAACACCATCGCACTGGTGGCAGATCTCGAAGCGCAGCAGATCAGCGAATTTCGATACGCTGGCACGCATAGCTGATGTGCTTGGGTATGCCATCGTCGCAATACCAGTACCGGTGACAGAATGACTGACTTAGATGACTTCATTGTAAGGCCAGCAACCGATAGGGATCTTTCCTATATCGATTATCTACAAAAGAAAAATCCAGAGTAGTTATCATTTTACCCTAAAGTAGTATTTGAACGCGAAATTAAAAATCAACGTGTAGTTTTGGCAGAGTTCAACAATGAACCATGCGGTTACTTATATCACGGTGCTTTTGGAGAGATCTGCCGCGTTCACCAAGCGTGCATACAGTATGACTTACGCGGTCAGCTATACGGAGCAAAACTAGTACGTCATTTAATTTCTCTATGTAAGGCGGCAAATTCAAGTTCAATTTCGTTGCGCTGCGGCAGCGATATTGCAGCAAATGGTTTTTGGAAAGCGATGGGGTTTGTGTGTGAGTCAATTAGCCAAGGCGGTGTCCGTAGAATGAGAGACATCAACCATTGGAAATTGTCACTTCAGCCACAACTGTTCATCATTGGGGTTGAGCCATCAACGAAACAAAAGGATGCGTCAATCTGGAGAAAGCGCGGGTCATTAAAGATTTCATCGTTTAAGCGTGGCGATGCTTTGCAAGAATATCGAGAACTTGTAATTGCAGAGGCAAACAAAAAGAAAGATGAAGAATGAAGATCTGCGGCATCGATCCAGGAGCAAGTGGCGCAATAGCGATACTCGATATGGAGAAAGGATACCTGTCAGTCATCGATATGCCGACGCACCAGATCGAGCGCAACGGTAAGACGAAGAACGAGATCTCTGCGCAACTCGTTGCACGGTATCTCGAAGACCAAAAACCGGATCACGTTTGGATCGAGAAGGTCGGAGCCATGCCGGGGCAAGGTGTCAGCAGCATGTTTCAATTCGGTCGATCTGTCGGGACAATCGAAGGCATCATCGCTGCATTACGTCTACCCATCTCTTATGTCACGCCGCAGAAATGGCAGAAGGCATCTGGGATGCGTGCAGGCAAAGACGGATCACGGCAACGCGCGCAGGAACTCTTCCCAGCTTTTGCCCAACACTTTTCGCGGGTGAAGGACAACGGAAGAAGCGATGCCGCGCTCATTGCGTGGTACGGCGCAACACAGAATCCCTAATGAGAGAGGGAACAACTCTCATCCGCACAAGGTCACGGACTGACCTATCAGTAACTCTGAAGGAGTAATTATGTTGAGCTTTCCACAGCAAGCATCAGGTAAACCGTGGGCGCGTCTCGACGCACGCACAGGCATTCTCTTTGTCTCGTCAGCGGATGGTGAAAAGTCTGCCGTAGACATGAAGGGAAAAGTATTTGGATTAGACATCGCTAACGCGAAGCAGGGCTGGTTGATGGTCGGCGCTGCGGGTGTGGACTGGCAAGAGGTCAACGGTGCATGGGGTAATCCACCATCGCCAGACCACAAGCCTGGAGTAGATGTGACAATCTACTCGAAGGACGCGTCATTCGGAGACGCGCCATTCCGTAGCGCAAGAGGAAACTCGCGCGCATGGACGCAATTCGTTGCAGATGTTGCGAAGAAGGCAGGAGCAATCCCTGCCGGTAAACTCGCAACCTTAAAGGTTGATGCCGTGAAAACGATCAAGGTTGGTCAGGGCACATCTGTGCAGATCGACTTCACTCTTGCACCGAAAGAGAAATGGTTCTCAGCGGAAGAGCAAGCACCAGCTCCCGCTGCGGCACCAGCTCAGGACGACGATGAGTTCTAAGTAAAAAGAAACCCCCGTACCGGAATCCGAAGCCAGTGCGGGGGTTGAAGTCAGGGAGGACACCCTCTCATTCAAAGGGTAACATCGATGACACTACAAGAAACAAAAGAGATGAGCAACAGCGCGAGTTATACGATGTCGCTTGCGTTCGCAGGTGGCGGGTTCAAGGACACAACACTCGTGCCGCGCACATATACGCTCGCTGCGTTGAGCGACAGATTAAAGCACGTCAAAGTTGGGCAGAAGGACGGGTCATACCTTATCCGTGGTGGTGATCTCTCGATCTGCAAAAGGTCTGACGAGAACCTGCAATCAGCGGAACTGATTATCCTTGATGGCGACTCGTCCATCGATCCAGAGACTGGCGAGATCCTCACAGGCGCACCGTCATTCCATACCGTGCATGAAGCGCTGAAGGAGATGAACGTCGCGCACATCATGCATACGAGCCACAGCAATCGTGGATCTGATGGCGTTGTATCGTTCTGGAAATACAGAATCCTCATCCCTTGCAAGATGCAGTCGCAAGAGGAACTGACCGCTGCTGTCGATTACTTTATCGCAGAACTTCATAAGCGTCAGATTTGGATTAACGGTGTGAACGA